GGTACATTGACTGCATCCTCTAACGGTGCAATCTCAGTAGACGGTGTTACTCTTGTAGTAAATGATAGAGTTCTTGTAAAAGACCAATCAACTGCTGCACAAAACGGTTTCTATAAAGTAACGACTGTTGGTTCTGGTTCTGCTGCATTTGTTCTAACAAGAACACCAGATGCAGACGCTGCTTCTGAATTGACTGCTGGTGCATTTACATTTACTGAAGAAGGTACTGCAAACGCAGACAACGGTTATGTTCTAAGTACAAACGGTGCGATTACACTTGGTACTACAGGAATTACATTTGAACAATTCTCTGGTGCTGGTCAGATTTCTGCTGGTAACGGTTTAACAAAAACTGGTAATACAATTGATGTTGTGGGAACAGCAGATAAGATTACAGTTTCATCAAATGCAATCACTATTGCAAGTAGTTATGTTGGACAAAATACAATTACCACATTGGGTACAATCGCAACTGGTGTTTGGAATGGTACAGACATTGGTGTTGCACACGGTGGTACTGGATTGAGTGCAATTGCAAAAGGTTCTGTACTAGTTGCTAACTCTGCCAATACTTTGTCTGCACTTGATGGTGGTGGTTCTAACGATGGGTTCTTATCCTATACGGCAAGTTCCGATACCCTTTCATTTGCTACGAGTGTTGACGGCGGCACATTCTAATAAGTAGTCTTGGAGGATAATTAACTATGGCTACTATTGCGATAAAACCAAAACGGTCAGAGACAACATCTTCTGTTCCTTCTGGAAGTGATTTGGAAACAGGAGAGATTGCAATCAACTCTGCTGACTTGAAGATATACACTAAACAAGCAGATGGAACTGTCGTTGAAGTTGCCAATAAGGGCGCAGATGAAGGTTTCGCAATAGCATTAGCAGTCGCATTAGGATAAAAAATATGGCAATACCAAATACAAGAACAAATTTCAAAGAATACTGTCTCAGGGCACTAGGTAAACCTGTGATTGAAATTAATGTTGACCCAGACCAAGTAGAAGACAGAATTGACGAAGCACTTCAGTACTTCGCACAATATCACTATGATGGAATTGAGAGAGTATATCTAAAACACCAAATGTCTCAAGCAGACATTGACAGGTCAAGAACAGACACAACCTTACCAACTGCAACAGACGTTGATGGTTCAACAACAGCAGTATGGAAAGAACAGAAGAACTATATTCCTGTTCCTTCTAGTGTTATTTCTGTGGTTAAAGTATTCCCTATGACAGATAAGTCAACATTAAATATGTTTGATGTTAGATATCAGTTAAGACTAAATGACTTATATGATTTCAGTTCAACTTCTGTTATGCACTATGAAATGACTATGCAACATCTAGATTTTCTAGACCATATTCTTATTGGTGAGACTGCAATACGTCACAACCAACACCAGAATAGATTGTATATGGATGCTGATTTCCAATCAGATTTTATAGATGGTGATTATATCATTATTGAATGTTATCGTAAACTAGACCCAGCAACATTTGTTGATGTATGGGATGATATATTCCTAAAGAAATACGCAACACAACTCATCAAACAACAGTGGGGTGCAAACCTTTCTAAGTTTCAAGGAATTCAAATGTTGGGTGGAGTTGCACTAAACGGTGAACAAATTTACACGCAGGCACAAGAGGAGTTGAATAAGTTAGAAGAACAAATTCAACTTGCATACGAGTTGCCTCCGATGCATATGATAGGTTAAACTATGCCAACTAATGTATATTTTGATACAGGTACTAAACCAGAACAGGCGCTCTATGAAGATTTGATGATAGAACAGTTGCGTATCTATGGGCAAGATGTTTATTATCTTCCTCGTAATACTGCTGGTTTGGATAACATCTTTGGTGAAGACAACAGTTCTTCATTTGATGATGCTTACATGATTGAAATGTACGTTGATAATGTAGACGGATATGAGGGTGAGAAAGAACTCATGTCTAAGTTTGGTTTAGATATACAGGACGATGCAACATTCACAGTTGCAAGAAGAAGATGGGAACAGTTTATATCAGTGGATAATAATCTGTTAGTTTCCTCTCGCCCGAATGAGGGTGATTTGATTTTTTGGCCAAAGGGTAATAAATTATTTGAGATTACTTTTGTTGACCATGATGACCCATTCTATGCAGTACAAAATTTACCAACTTACAAACTAAAATGTAAGACATTTGAATACGCCTCAGAAGTTATCGACACAGGTATTGCAGAACTTGATGCGATTGAGGACAACAACTCTTTGGATATGTTATCACATCAACTATCTTTGGAAACTGCAACTGGAACTGGTGCTATTGTACTGGAGAATTCTGTGGACTCAGCAGCGTCTTCCTATATAGTACTAGAAACTTATAATGTCGCAACGATTGATGAGAATTCACAGAATGATGATTTTGAACTTGCAGACGATAATATATTAGACTTTACCGAAAAGAATCCATTCGGTGATGCTGGGATGAAATAATTATGATTGGACAATATTTTTATAACGAATCTACGAGAAACGTAGTAGTTGCATTTGGTACACTTTTCAACCAAATTCAATTAACAAAGAAAGATGCAAGTGGTAATGTCGTACAGACAATGAAAGTTCCTCTTGCGTATGGGCCGAAACAGAAGTGGTTATCAAGACTAACTGAAGACCCAAATCTTTCAAAGAAGGTTGCAGTAACGCTACCTCGTATTGGTTTTGAGATTTCTGGTTTATCTTATGATGCAACTAGAAAACAGAATAAGATTATTAAAGCAAAGAAAGTATTGGATGGTACAGATAGTAGTCAGTTGAAATCTGGTTTTATGCCTGTTCCTTACAATGTTGACTTTGAGTTGTATGTTCTTGCAAAGAACTCTGATGATGCTCTACAAATTGTAGAACAAATTCTACCTATCTTTCAACCAGAATATACAGTAACAATGAAAGAGATACCAGAGTTGGATATCATTCGTGATGTTCCAATCGTACTGAACAGTATTGGGTATGAAGATGATTATGAGGGTGACTTCACAAGTAGAAGAAGTATTGTTTACACACTTTCTTTTACTGCAAAGTATTATCTATACGGCCCAATAACATCTACCAATGTTATTCGTACTGTACAAGTTGACCAATATGCAGATACCGCTGTTAATGCGCCTGCAAGGGAACAGAGATATACCGTTGCACCTACACCAGCAAATGCTGCCGCAACAGAGTTTGACCCTGATGATGATAATTTTGGTTTCAATGAGACTACAAGTTTCTTTGAAGATGCGAAAACTTATGACCCTGAGACTGGTACAGACGTATAAATAGTATAAAGAATTTAGGAAAAACGATATGGCAAGTACATTAAAAGTAGATACAATCGCTCACACTGGTGGCACCAGTGCGATGACTGTTAATAGTAGTGGTGTAGTAAATACGCCTGCAAGGCCAGCATTCAGTGTGCATCTTGCTACTTCAACATCATCAGGAGACTATACATCTTTAACTGACAGTCCGATGGACACCATTGATTTCAACATTGGTAACTGTGTCGCCATCTCAGGCGATGTTGCAACTTTCACAGCTCCTGTGACCGGCATCTACCATACAAGCTTTATGCTAACTGTTTCTAGTGCTGAGGGTTCTGGGCACGTAAGTTCTTATCTATTCATTGATAATACTGCTAACAGTACGTCTACAGATTTGAATTGGCGTCACATTGAAGACCCTCAAGGCGCAACTTACTCGGTATCCCACAGCAATGCGCTGATGCAACTCAACGCAGGGCAAACTGTCAGACCAAAGATATCAATAAATGCTGATACATCAATAGTTATCCGGCGTGGGTGTCGGTTTTGGGGTTACTTAATAGGATAAGGAATAACAAATGGCAATTAGAAAAATAGGAACAAGAGCAATCGGAGTTGATGTTATTCTCGCAGAGGATATTGCTGCAAACGCAATCACAACTTCTGAAATTCAAGACGGTGCAGTAACCGCTGCAAAAATTGCTAGTAGTGTTACTTTGGGTGTTGGCGCATTCCAAGGAGATAACGCATCTGGTGGTTTGCGTGGTGACACGACAAACGG